TTTCCAAGATTAATAGCGTTAAGACCATCTACATCAAGGAATACACCATCTGGCTTCATACCAGCGATAACTTGCTGAATCTTTAAGTGCGTTAATTGTATTTGGTCTGCAATAGGAATCATTCTTTTAACTAAAGAATCAATTCTACCTCTATACATTCTAGGAGCGCACATTACATAAGGTGGGTAAACTTTTGATATAGCAGATTTAGGTCTAACCATATTCTTCATTACTTCCCACTTCAATAAATGATTTGTTCCTAAAACCAAAACACCTTCAAACCAAACATCTATTCTTTTTGAAATCTTTTCGAAGTTAGCGTCTGAAGATTTAGGTCCTTGAAAACTATCATCTCTTTTGATGATTTTTTCTCCACCATTTCTGGTTTTCTTATTCTTGTAAACAACATTCAAATCTGTCTTAAAGCAGAAGTACAATAATGTTGCTGTATTGTTTTTAATGTTACCGTTGATATTACCACCACGAATGTTTTGGTAAGCATCCCATTTTGCAGCCATTTTAGATATCTCTTTAATATCTTCTTGACTTAGGTCTGGGTTTATTTTTTTTAACTCGGTGATATTCACATTCTTAACTTCTCCAAAATAGTAACAGTCTTCAAATTGTGGACTTTCCGTTGGAGACCAAATCATATTTGCTGGGTCACAATATTCTACCTTGATTCCATTGTGCTTATCAAAGTAATGTTTACAAGCAGATACACCAATAACAGTAGCGTCTTCATCAAGTCTTTTTTTGATTAAGTCGTATCTGTTTAATTTAAGAACATTTTCAATAGCCTTCTCTTGAGCTACCTCTATTTCGTCTTTATAGAATTGCATTTTTAAATTCAACTCTTCAAAGCTTTCTGGTATTTCTTCTTCTGGCACTGGAGAAATGTTGTAACCAGCAGTTTTAGCTATATCAATAATTGGCTTTCCAATCATTGCCTTTTCTAAATCTTGCTTATATTTTTTCTTCTTACTTGAAGACGTTGCGTCTATAGCGTTTGCTTTAACTTCAAACAATCTGTTAGACATACCGTTTACAACAATGTCAACAAATTTTGGTACAATAGGAACTGGAGTCCAATCTAAATTCAAGTAAGAAATATCACCACTAAGCGACATTTCTTTTTTATACTTTTGAACAGATTGTTCTCCCTTTGCGTACATTCTTAACTTATGGAAGAAATCTCTATTTGTATAAAAACGAGAACCATCTACAGATGTCTTTCTGAACCATTCATTTTGGATGGCGTGACCAACCTGTATTCCCCAGTCTTTACTTTTTTTTATCTCATCAGTTTCTAATTGGTCAGGAAAAAAAACTGCTGGTATTGAAAAATTGTCGTTCATACTACTTTATTAAAACGCTTTGCATTCCGTTGTTTGAATATCTTGCAAAGTTAAAAATTATTTCGTTACTCTTTTTTTCTTGTTTTACTATGTAACTCTTATTAGCCATTATTGCAAGTCCACTGCTAATAGTTGCGTCATACTTCGTTCTGTCTGAAATATTGAAGTTTGCCCAATCCATTAGAGTTCTATTAAAGTACATACTACCGCAAGAACCAGACTCTCTAAAATCTCCAGTATGGTCTATTCCTACAAACTCATCAATATAACTTTCTACTGCTTGAGCCTGTAAATCTCTTGTTTGTTCTGAAGATGGAATACCACCTAACTCTTTTTCAGAAGATGATAACTCGTTCTTGTGTTTATCTGGTCTATTCATTGAGAAGCCTCTGTATCCTCTTGTTTTAAAATACTTTAACTGACCAACCTTGTTGTTCTCTATAAGTATAGGCATAGAGTAGAATACACAGGCCATCAAGCAGTCTTCATAAAACTCTTCTGCCGTTCTTGGTCTTGCTACATCCTCTAAAAAGAAATGATTGCTTGGCGCACCATCTAAGTTGAATTTAGTTAATCCGTGAAGAGACCCTTTTGAACCACCGCCACCTACAACACCAGATATATCGTAAGTATCACAGCCAAAAGCACCTACGTGTCCGTTCTTTGGGTATCTAGCCCCATTCTGCTTTATTTCTATTTGGTTTCTCATTTCTTTCTCTGGAAACCAAGTTACATAGAAGTTTCCATCATTTGTAGGAATCCATATAACCTCAGAATCTTTTAATCCATTCTTCCAAGCGAACTTACCTCTTTGAACAATATTTCTTGTTGTAAAGTCATCGTTAAACTCTATTTGCTCATATATCTTGTTGAGGTCAAATAAAGAGTTTTTAGCCTCGTCTCTGAAAGCGTGTGACTCTGTTCTAGGGTTCTGTCTATAAAACTCATTTAAAGCGTCTGAATCGCCTCGTAGAGAGTCTACGGTGTTATTCCAGAACTCTATTACCCCTTGATAAATATATTCTCCATCAATCCCTAAAATTGGTCTATCTGGCGTTTCAAACACAGGTATTCCATATCTGTCAATATAACCTTCAAAGTTCCACTCAGTAGGTATAAATAAAGAGTATAATCCAGACTTGGTTTGTCCATTGGCATTTCTTTGAAGTACGTTGCTGTTCATATATATTTTCTTGAAACCAGAACCACCTTCGTTTTGTGAGTTACAGGTACTACCCATCATACATTTACCTATGACTCTGCTACCAACCCTTAGACACGTCTGAACAACCCTCCAGTTATTCTCTATGCTATTTGGTGGAAGCCACTTACCACTTTCGTCTTCTATAAGTAGTTTTAATTTTTCACCATCATAGGAGTTGTCTCCAGTGTTTTTCCAGTCAATAGAAGTATCTAATCCTTCGATTAAATCTTCTTCACTATCAAACATATTGTTTTTAGAAATCTTCTTTGCTGGTACACGATAAGCCAACTCTGTCTTTGGTTTATCCATACCATCTTGAATTGGTTTGAAAAAGAATGGATAGTTTGTAGATACAGGAACAACCTTGTCTGTAAACATCTTCTTTGCATCTGGTCCAGTCTTGGATAGAATACCAATACGAGAGTTCTTGTTTATAGTGGCTACATTCACTGCTTCTCCAGATGCCATAAAGGAAAATCCAGAGCGACGATTTTTAAGATAGCACATTCCGTAGCATCTATAGTCAGCCTTACAAGCTTCCCAAAATAAAAAGAAGATTCTGTTTGATTCGCGAAAGTCTGGCAAACCAACATCTATTTTTGTCCATTGAAGATACATATAGTTTGTTCCAGTTATATAAGTAGGAACTCCGTTATTCATAAACCAAAAACCAAGTTCTCTTCTATCAAACTCTTGGTCTATATACGATACCCACTTATCTCTAAACTCAGATGGCATTTTATTCCACTTGAATACAGTGTCTATTTTTGATAATTCTTTAGGATACTCAAAAGGCTTCCAATATTGGTCTTCTTTCTTTGTGCTTCTTTTATATACTGATTTTGGAGCTAATGGAAGGGCTACTTTTAGATTCTGTATTTCATACACTTCACCTACAGTTCCATCTTTTGATATAACAACCAAATCGTACTCTTTGTTGTATCCATAAACCCAAGACTTCGCTCTGTTATTTTTAGACAGAACTTTCTCTGGTATTACATCTATAACCCGATAAAGACTACTTGCTTCTTCGTTCTGCGAAAGTTTCGATTTTGCCTGACTCATCCTTATCCATTTTGTTCTTACTAATTATCTCCTCTTCATTGTCAATTCTCTGAAGTAGGTATAACGCATCTTCAAATGCAGTTCTTTTCGCAGCAACAGCATTCTTTAACTTGTCTGCTGACAAATCACCACCATCTTCACCAACAATACTTTCTTCTAAAACCTTTATTAGTTCGTTGATTGACTTGTAAGTAGCGTCAATGATTCTCTGTCTTATTTCTTTTTTATCTTGCATTTTAATTGAATTTTAATACTATATCCGATAACTTCATTCTGTATAGTCTTTGGTTGTTTATAAAGAACTCGTATTCGCTGTTCTTTTTAAAACCTATTAAGTCTCCGTTTTTTATCTCTTTAAAACAATCTCCAGCGATGAAAACATAACCTATGTGCTGTTTCTCTTTCTTTCTCTCGTCTATTAAAACGTACTCATTCTCTACTGGTTTTATAAAGCAATAGTGGTTGTTTCCAATCCATTCAGAATCAGGCTTTTTATAGGCGTATACCTTGTATTCATTAACCAAATACTCATCATCTTTAAAGAACTCAGATGATTTCTTAGGTCTGCCCTTCATATCATAGTATGTACGAAACACATTGTGGTGTACGATTACTGTATCACCTACTTCAATGTTTCCGTTATAGTTTGAAGGTAAAGCCTTAACAATACCAAATCTGTTTACATTTTTGTGGTTTTCAAAAGAAGTATTCTTTACAATATCCACTCCATTTATATTTACAGTATTCACATACTCATCCCCTACTGGAGATATTATAAAATTATGTATAGGCTTCATTAAAAGTAAAGATTATATTCAACAACAACGCTATATGGCTTGTTAACCTTTTTCCACTTCAATAGTTCTTTATCTTCGTTTTCAACCCAGATAATAAAACAATCTTCATCTTCTACTATAGCGTGTATCTTATGATTAGATGATATTTTTTGTTCTACAAAGTAGTGCATACCATCCTTATAATCTGAACCAATCGTTATTTTTCTTATCATTCCGTTCATCTTATTGAATTTTATTTGTCACAAATATACTCAAAATTAAATGTAAAACATTACATAAACCATTCTTCCACCTTCCCAGCTTTCATTTGGGTATTTACTATGGAAGTAGTTTGATGGATAGATTACAGCTCTGTTTTGCTTATAACCAATTATAGAGTGTAAATCCCACTTACTTAAATCACAAGCGTCTTCTGTTAGGATTTTATCAAAGTACTCATCTGAAGCATCATTAGGCATCTCATATCCAATCTCTTTGTGTTTCCAAAAAGCAGTTCCGTGAAGACTTTCTTTTGTTGATTCAGATATGTATAGTACGATTGCTCTTTCTGGTCTTATATCGCATATCTTTGAATCAGCGTGTATACCCCAAACAGTATCTAGTTTGTCTGTTGAAACTCTGAAAAAACCAAGTAAGCATTTTCTATCAACACCTTCTAACTTGCTTATCTTGTCTATTATAAAGTTGTTAAAGTCTTCGTCACTATACTGAACAAAGAATGATTTTTCTCCAACTACAACTTCTTGAAACTCATTGTTCAACAGTTTGTTATATACCTGTTTATGTGTGACTTCATCTAAGAAATCATCTATAACATTAATCATTTGAATTAAATTTAAAATTATTGTTGGTTTGCCTCTATAAACAAGTCATCTAACTGCTTATCAGTAATACCAAACTGTTGAGCTATTAAGATTAAATGCTCATCATATCTATCAAACTCCTGAGATAAGTCAAACTTAATAAGTACAATCTCTTTTAAATCAGCATCTTGTATTTGATTTATAACATCATATACCATTGTTCTTGTAATACCAATGTTGTATAGTGCTAAGAAGAAACGCATCTTGCTTGCTGTTTGTGGTATTGATTCTTTATGTATTTGCTCTAACTCTTCATCAGAATACATATCAGTATTTTCAACTGTTCCATTATTCTTTAAAAAAGTTAAATACCCCTCATACAATGGGTCACCTTCAACCATTGGAATCAAGACTCTATCATCATCAATTATATTGCCTCTTTTTGTTAAATAGTATTCCATCCTAAATTGTAATGTTTGAAAATTAAACCATAATCATAAAAACGAAATGATGATGCGGTTGCATTATTTGTTCCATAAATCACAGGCGAATGTATAATTCCGCTATTGTAATTAGTGCTTACAACCTGCGATGTACTAATTCGGTTGCCACTTGCATCAATTCGTGTCAATTTCAAAGTAATGTTTGCCGTTCCTGATTCTTTATAAATTTCCAAATCATAATAATATGCAGTAA